TATTTAGCAGAACAAAAGCAACATGACATTAAACCAGACAATAAAGAGGCTGCAGGACATTGTGGTGGAGCACGGGCAGATAAATAGCTACTACTTTGGGGAGCTGTCTAATTGGTCTAGCTTTCCTAACCTAGTCTACCCCTCTTGCCTTATTACGCTAAATGATGCCACTATAACAACTCCACGCACGGAGCTGAATTTTTCCATGTGGGTAACAGATAGGCTAACCTTTGACAATACCAATAGTAATGAGGTAATGAGCGACACCCTGCAAGTAATGAATGATTTACTAGCAGCTATAGACGACACGGCAATAAACTGGCTTCCCAATTTTGAGGGCAAGCCTGTAGTGTTTTTTGAGGACAGCAGGAATAACGACAATGCAGACGTAGTAGGCGGGGTAAAGATTGACTTTACCATAGGCATAAACACCCCTAAAGATAGGTGTGCAATGCCCACAAGGACACGAAACTATATTATAACAGAAACAGGCTTAGTCATAATAGGCGAGGCAGGAATAGGATTAATACCAGAGTAACTATGGCAGGGTTAAAAATATCGGCAATGACTCCCCACGTGGGAGCATTCACAGAGGGAGACATACCAGCAGTAATAGCTGGTAATAATAAAAAAGTATCCCTTCAGCAAATAAAGGACAGTATACCCCTCCCCTCATTGGAGAGTTTAGGGGCTGTAGGCATTGCAGGAGCACAAACTATAACAGGTGCAAAGACTTTTGAGGGTGGGCTTATAGTAGGCTCTACAGAGCTTACAGAGGCTGGCATTATCAACAAGGACATGAGCATGACCACAGGCCTGTACGAGTTTGGCGGCATATCTGTTACCTCAGGCACTACCTTTAGCGTAGGGGCTGTAAAGGGCTACGTGATAGACAATACAGACGTAACTAACCCTGTGCCTATCTACGTAGAATATGCAGGAGCTACAGGGCTAACAACTCCCTATATTGCGTCTTCGTTTGCTACGTACATTTCTTTAGACGAAGATGGGTTGTTGGTAATGTCATCGTCAGAACCCGAACCGGATTTTTATAGGAGCCATATTTTACTAGGTGTAATCGGACACCCTTCAGGCACATTAACCGGTGCAGGTAATAAACCTGACGTAATTATTGGCGGCATGGATCAGGTTAGGGATATGTTCAGGCCTATTCGCTTTATCAATGACGGTGTAGTATGTTACGGGAACGGTAGTGACTTAGCCCTTGCAAACACCACAGGTAAACTGTATGGATTAGGTATAGGCTTTGTGGCTAACGGTAAAGACAATCCATCCAGTATTACCATTGCAGCAGGTGCACCTACTACTTTTCAGTACAGGACGCAGCTAGGTGGTAGCTTTTCAAATACTACATTAATTATTCCCTCCAGCTATGACAATGCAGGCACGGTTACAGCAGTAGGTGGTGGTGCAAACAGCTCCACAAACCAGAGGATTTACTTACTCCAAAACGGTATGATTCGGATACAGTTCGGACAGTTTGTTTACAGCACATTAACGGACGCAATAGCTGCTGCACAATCTGAGGCGTTTGTGGTAAACCCTAACACTAGGCTAGGTGTACTCATCGGAATTTTATCTATAACTAAAGGCTGTACTAACCTATCCAGCACAAGCACTGCAAGGTTCTTAGCTGTCTCCAAATTTGGGGAGAGTGTAGGTGCAGCAGCAGGTATAGCCATAGGCACACTCCAAAGCTCTTACGACAATAGCGTAATTCCAAACATACTTACTAACTCCACGCTAGGTGCTTTCTCTGTACGCAGGGGCAGCGCAGCAGACACGGACAAGGTACTGGACATTCTTAACGGGGCTGGTAGTTCTGTGTTTAGTGTAACGGGCGCAGGTAATGTAGCCAGCGCAAACCTTTTTACACAGGGCGGCAACGCTTTCGGAACAACGGCAACAATAGGCACGAATGAGGCACAGGAATTGGCTTTGGAAACGAATAACGTGGCGAGGGTGAGGATTGATGCAAATGGGAATATGGCAATAGGAGGCGCACCCTCTACTAACAGGACATTATTAATCACAAAAACTCTTACAGGGACAACAACAGGCATTGATAATACATTAAACTCAACCATAGCCTCAGACGTAACAGGTGTGAGGTATGGAGTTTTCTCACAAGGCAACACACAGGCAGCAGCTTTTACATTGCCTGACAATATACATTTTACAGCAGAGGGTGCAGTAATAGGGGCAGGGTCAGCAATAACAAACCAAATAGGTTTCAAGGCTGGCAGCAGCTTAACAACAGCGTCAAACAATTATGGCTTTCGTGGTTTGATTTCAGCAGGAGCAGGGAGGTGGAATCTTTACATGGATGGAGATGCCAGCAACCACCTTGCAGGAGCTTTGTCAATCGGCAGCACAACTATTCCGGCAAGTGTCTTGCTGCAAGTAGCCAGCACCACAAAGGGCAGCATTCCTGCACCTGTAATGACAACCACGCAGAGGGATGCAATAGGCTCACCTGTGGCTGGCTTAATGGTGTACAACAGCGTAACGCTTTCCCCGAACTACCACAACGGCACAACATGGGTGGACTTAGGCGCAGGCGGCTTTATCCAAAACACCACAGTAGCTCAGACCGGAAGTTTTAATGTAACAGGCACGGGCAGGGTAGCTACCTCAATGCAGATAGCAACCACCACAGCACCCTCAGGCGCAGAAAAATTAATGCTCGGTGGAGATATAAACTTTACAGCCACCAACCCTAAGATTATTGGACTTAGCAAGCACTTGCAACTAGAATTACTTTCTTCCTCAGGACGTTTCACTTGTACAACGGCTGGCACGGTGGGCATGTACCTCAACCACCAGAGGGGTGACTGTGATTTAGTGAACATACGCACCAGCACACAAGAGACAGGTGGAAACCGTATTTCCTTTATCCATAAAGAAACCTCCCTTTCTACGGAGACCTTTGGCGGCAATGTAGGCTATATGTTTGGGGTGAATACCTCAATATCTACGTCTTCCGTGGGCAAGATGGACGCAACCAAAGCCAGCTACCAAGACCTCTACCCTCTAGTACTGGCAGCAGGTAGTATAAAGAAGTGGACAAAGATAGAGGGCACGGACGTGTGGAAAGAGTATGGCACAAAGACTGAGCTTTACCCAACCACCTCAGCAAGCACGGTGCAGATAGGTTCTGCTACTATCATAATGTCAAACCTGCCAACATACGCAGATAACACAGCAGCAGCAGCCTTAGCAGCAGGCACAGTATACAAGACAGCCACAGGGCAACTAATGATTAAATATTAATACCAATAACCTATGAACATTGAACTAGTATTAGCCCCCATGTTTGGGGTAAATAGAAAGGCCATCTTCGAATGCCTTATCTACAACCAGAGAAGCAAGACAGTAACTACACAATGGGGTATCTATCCCACCACAGCAGAGGGGCAAATTATTACCTCCGCTATGTTTAGGACAGCCACAAAGGAGCTTATTGCAGACGAGAGCACAATGGTAAACCCTGCCACAGGAGACTACGTGGTAGCAGACGCAGATGGCAACTACCCTGAGGGCAGCATTACAGAGTATGCCTACTTTGTCTATGTGGCAGAGAACGTGCCTGTAAAAGTGCATGAGTTAATACTGGCAGCAGGACAGAAAGCCGTGGCAGCAGGACGCTTTGATGCTATCTAGTATGATTATCACACTAGAGACTATTAAAGAGCTAGCACAGCGCAGGGAGGTGTACACAGACACTCCCTGCTTTGAGCATAGAGGCATACGCATACTTACGCAGGACGTAAGGTTTTTAACCAGCACAGGGCAGGAGGTGCACATTAGAAAGGGCTTTGAGTGGGACGAGGCTAGCGTACCCTATGGACTACGTGCTATCTTCCCCAAGAGCGGCAAATACGCTTTTTCAGCCCTTTTGCATGACGCTCTATACTACATGACACAAGGCACGCAGGAGCAGGCAGACTACGAGTTTTACCTGTGGATGCTGGCAACTATTAACCCACAGCAGGCATGGTTTAGGTATAAAGCTGTGCAGCTATTTGGCTGGACGTACTGGAACAAGAATTTAAAAAAACCCTCCACAAGGTGCAGACTGAACAGGAGACTAATAACAATCCTATGAAACTCTTTTTTATTGCACCCATACTATTTATTAAACTAAAGTTCTTTCCTGACCATGACCTGCTTGTGTGGATGGGCATAGCTATTATGCTAGATTTTCTTACAGGTGTGGCCAAGGCTGTGGTACTAAAGAAAGCACGTACAAGCTCAGGCTTTAGGATGACCATTATAAAGTTTATGCAGTATGCAGGCTCATTAGCAGCAGGCATAATAATAAGCAACGCAGCTAAAGATAACGGCTTTGTAGACGTGGGCAAGCTGGCTGGCTACTTTAACGAGGGGCTTATAGTATTCATTATCTACATAGAGGTGACTAGCGTATTTGAGAACCTGTACGCAGTAGACAATACCAGCGCATTTGCACGGTTTTTTATAAACCCTATTTATAGGATATTAACGGTGCAGTTAGGAAAGCTAAGTAGAGTAGCAGACGCAGCAGAAGCAGAAACTAAAAAAACACAAATATGAAGTTTAAACCATGGGCAAAAGATGCCACCACAGGAGAGAAAATTACCAACACAGCTATACTGCTTTTTGTAGTAGGCCTGTATATGTTTATGCAGCTATCTGCATGGCAGGTATTTGAGAACCTCTACAGCAAAGAGTGTGCGTTAGCTCCAGTATTTTTCCACGCATTAGGCGGGGTGCTGAGTATCTTATCTATTACCGGTATCTACCTTATGATTAAGGACAAGATAGGCAGAACCTCCACGGGCGCAGGAATGGCAGCAGTAGGTGTGCTTACAGCTTTAACCTTTTTGAGCTACGCAGGTTTTTATGCTTACGGTTATTAGTATGTTAATCCTATTACAAATACTCTCCCTTTTGTTTGCAGTAGCCTGTGGGGTACATGACGTAGTGCCGGTGCTAAAGATGATACGGTACGGAGCTAGCCCTAAAGAGGCTTTAATGTTTCACCGTAGTGGGTTTATGGCTAGAGGGCTATTTGCGGCAGGGGTGAGTATTTGTAACGGGGTATCCTATGAGACCCTATTTTTAGCCCTTTCTATGGGTTTTATTATGTGGGCAGGCTTTGACATATCCCTAGGCTGGATAGTGAAAGGAAAGGCCTTTTATGTAGGCCAGACAGCAAGCCTAGACAAATGGCTAAGAAGGTGGGGAAGGTATGCAGGGCAGATAAAGGCTGGCTTTTGTTTGCTGGCAGTAGGCATACTTAACTGGCTAATTTTTAGATAAAAAAAAAGAGAGGCTTTACCAGAGCCTCCCCGTAGATGAAACTTAACCAAGTTTCTAACCGTGACTACAAACCTATGACAGAATATTCACTTATGCAAGTTTATACACAAAGTAATTTAAAAGCCTTTGAATATAATACAAGCACACACACAACCGTACCAACACATGAAACGTATACCCACAGCAGCTTTGCTCATATTATTCTTAGCTTCATGTACCACTACAAAGAAGCTACTGAATAAACAAAATAAAGTTATCCACACTACTGAACAAGTAGCCAAAGTGGACAGCTCCAGCTTAAAAAAAAAAGACAGTTCCACGCAGTTAAGTGCCGTTATCACAACCACCCAAAAGGAGGCACACTATGACACGGAGACCACTACAACCAAGTATGACACCACAGGCAAGGTAACTGAGGTGAAGGTGGTAAAAGCTAAGGTAAACAAGAAAGCTAAGACGGACACCAAGGCAGCAGCCATAGTCACCACAGCCCACCACAGCGAAACTAAAGCCCATACAGACAGCACAGCAAGCAAGCAGACAAGTAGCACGGAGAAGACTAAAGACGTGAATATAAGCAAGCCTAACCTCTACACAGGGTTTATAACTGGCTTTATACTCCTCCTCCTCCTTATTGTGCTTGTAAGGTATTTGATTAAAAAAGTACTCCCTAAATTTTACCCTTTCTGAATATGAGAGCCATAACCCATGTGACTGTGCATTGCAGTGCAACTCCACAGACTACAACCATAGCCTCCATGCAGAGCTACTGGAAAAATATACTAGGCTGGAAAAACGCAGGCTACCACTACATAGTAAAGCCCAATGGAGATATTGAAAGGCTTACACCTGAGAGCATACCTAGCAACGGAGTGAAGGGACATAATGCCACGGGCATACACGTCTCTTATATCGGAGGCATAGACAAGGCAGGCAACGCAGTAGATAACCGTACACCAGAGCAAAAGGCAAGCCTACTAAAGCTACTCAGGGAGCTTGTGGACAGATACCCTAATGTGAAAATACTAGGGCACAGAGATTGGTCTCCAGATAAAAACCATGACGGAAAGATAACCGTACACGAATGGCTAAAGAGCTGCCCATGCTTTGACGCTATACCAGAGTACAAACACTTAACTAAAGCATGAAGGATATAAAGATACTACACCTAGACATAGAGACAAGCTACAACCAAGGGAGTTTCTGGAGGGCTGGTTTTAAGCTCAATATAAACTACCAAGACATTAAGAAAGAGCGGGGCATTATCTGTATATGCTACAAGTGGCACGGACAAAAGAAGGTGCACAGCCTAGAGTGGAGCACTAACCAGAGTGACAAAAAGCTAGTAAAGGAGTTTATAAAAGTGATGGACGAGGCAGACGTAATAGTGGGGCATAATATAAACAGGTTTGACCTAAAACATATACGCACACGGGCACTATTCCACGGCCTGCCGATGAAACGTAAATATAACGTAATAGACACCCTTACACTAGCACGTAGCCTAGGCATGTTTAATAGTAACAAGCTGGACTACTTAGCACAGTACTTAGGGGTAGGCTGCAAGATAAAGACGAGTATGGCATTGTGGGATAACATTATACTACATAAATGCCCTAAGGCTATGAGGGCTATGGTGAAGTACTGCAAGCAGGACGTAGTAGTACTAGAGGCTGTGTTTACAAAGTTTCTCCCCTACATACCAGAGAATAAGTTTAAAAAGAAAGTGAAAATATGATTATAAAAAGTAAAGTAGTTACAGCCGTGCTGGAAGACATAGCAGGCAGGGAGCAGGCAGGGTTAAGAAAGTATGGCACTACCGTGGACAGGCAAGACCTCTCCCCACAGGAGTGGAGGCAGCACATGTACGAGGAGCTACTGGACGCAGCCGTGTACTGCAAAAAGCAGATAATGGCAGAGCAACCCCTGAGGACATTAACCCCACACGAACTAATTGAAATGAAAGAGCAATACCTTAAAAAAATACAAGCCATAGATTATGAGTTTAGAACAAGAGGATAAGACCCCTGAGGACAGCCTTAGTGCCTTTAGTGACTTAGATTTTATGGCACAGGAGATAGGTATAGCTAGCAATGCCCTAGCCCTTGCGGAGAGTGTGAAAGAGTATTCATGGAGAATAGGGGTATCACAGGAACGCATAGACGCTGTAATGGTGCAGGCTTTTGACGTGGTAGAGTATAACCTGCAGAAACTCCACAGCACCCTGCCAGCCTCAGAATAGTTTTAAAAAAGTTTACAAGTTAAGCCTCTGACATTCAGGGGCTTTTCTGTGTGTATGAAAATAATTTAAAAATAGTTTGCAAAATGTTTGGCTGTGTAAACTCGTTTGTACTATATTTGCAATACACAAACACACAAACACATGACTACCTCAATTTTAACCTTTGGCAAATTTAACGGCAAACGATTTTGCGACACCCCAACATGGTATCAAGAGTGGGCAAAAAAGCAAGCCGGATTCATGGCTAGGCTTTCTGGAGAGCCAAAGCCTCCAAAACGTCCAGCCTACCTAGACGGGCATAGCCGTAAAAGCCAAGCCTTTGAAAGCGCACAGTTTGAATATGAAATGGCTATGGCAGATAAGTATGACCCCTCAGACAGGTACGGAATGTACTACGGAATTTAAACCACACGGGGAGCTAACTACTCCCCACAAACATAAAAAAATGATTTCTACCCCTTACAAAGAGTTTCACATAGTCAGCCGGTCAGCCGGTAGCCTCCACGTTATCTACAAAGCAGGCTCTCAGGTATTCACCGCAAGACACCAAGAGTGTTACTGCATGGAGACAGCACAGGCTTTAATAGATGCCAGCCTAGCACAGAAAGAGGTGCAGGATAGAGCTAAGGCAGCACACCAAATAGACCTATGGAAAGAGGAGGACTTTAGGACGGCTTGCGAGTTAGAGAATGGCGCATGGCTCAGGGACAGGGAGGAGCGCATGTGGGAGCAAAAGGAACTTATTGAAACTAATAAACTCTAATAAAATGAAAAGGACAGTATTGGTTATTAAAATTGACGGGGTAGAGCAGGAGGTAAAGACCTGCTACCTGCCCATAGGCTGTGTGCCCTACTACGCAGAGCTAAACTGTGGAGGCTTTGGCAGGCTGGTGCTGGATGAAGACCATGACCTTATAATAGCTAAAGACTACTCCACGTGCCCCACAAGGGTGGGGTGGTTTAACCTAGACGGCAGGTACTACTCAGGCAATGGCTTAATAGTACGGAATAAGGAAAGCAGGGAGGACGTAGGTATAGATATAGAAACTTTTAAACAACGTATAAAATTTATTTAACATGGCAAGACGAGTATACAATCTCTGCACTACTTTGCACCTCATTGTGTGCAAGAACGAACTTAACCAGATAGCCTCAGGAGAGCAGACAGAGGCTACACAGATAATGAGCAAGTACTGGCTAGACAAGCTCATAGACCGTAACGGATGGGCACGGCATAAAGAGGTGTGCTTTACCAATGGCACACAAAAGGATGCCCCAAAGGTGACTGTGGCACTAAAGCGCATACGCATGGACACCCCTAAAAGGGTAATGATAATTGAACTAGGAAAAATACTTTCAAACTAAATAAACCCCCATAGATATGAGATGGATACCTGTTACTGAAAGATTGCCGGAAGAAGCAAACGTATTAGTTGCCTACAAATTTGGAGTTGGGGAGTGTAAATATTACATTAATCAGTTTTGGATGAACCATGCTGAAGTTCCCGAAGTCACCCATTGGATGCCGCTACCGCCAAAGCCTGACGAATCCACTCCTGCCTACCAAGAAGGGGAGTTGGTGGATATTCCAAAGCCAGTTGGAGATTTTATCATTAGTCAGGAAGATATTACTCCCGTAATAACTGAAAACGGGTATTATTACCACTTTGGCAGCGTTTGTGTTTTATTAAAAAGATACGGTGCAAAATGGGCTGCATCCACCCCCGCCTACAAGGAGGTAGAGGAATTAGCGGAAAGGTTTGCTGAAATGAACTACTGTGAGGTTAAAGACAGTTATGATTACTTATATAAAGGCTTTATAGCTGGCTATGCCGCCTCTCAACCCGAAAAAAAGGAAGATAGCGCATTGAAGATATTGCTTGAAAATACCAAGTTCGCAAAAAGTATGGCACAGGGTAAAGATAAAGATTGGGTAAGATGGGAAGAAGTCATTGAACAAATGGAACTTTATTTAGTGGAAGAAAGTAGCAACCGCAAAGCTGGCTATGCCGCCGCAGCTACGCAAAAAAACAATTTACAATAACCCACAATCCCCTACATTTGTATGACAAACGAATTAAAGACCATGGCAAAAGCTGGAAACAAAGTGCCTTACTCAATGAGGCTAGACAAAGACCTTATAGAGGACTTAGAGAAAGAGGCAGCAGACCAGAACCGCTCTGTAGCTAACCTCATAGACACTATTTTAATGCACCACTACAAGGCGCAGCCGTGGAGCAAGACGCACAAAAAAACAGTAAGTAAACCTTTTAAAAAGTAACACTAGGTGTACACAAAAGTGCACCCCTCCACGTGGAATGAGCCACCAGAGCCACGCACAGCAATCCTGTGCGGATTAATTATGCAAACTTTATGAAACCTCTGAGCCTCAGGGGTTTCTGCTTTTAGGTACTGCCGGCCAATGCTTTACACTCCACAAGAAACTTGTACAGCTTGCAACAAATAAACATACCTTTACACAAGTAAATACAAAAAGTGCACCCCAAAGTGCACCCCACAAACTTGCAAACATGAAAGTAACCGCTATACTAAAGAAGGGCACGGTAACTATACGCACCACCACGGGCAAGGTGAGAAAGTTTAAGGCTACCAAAATGAGAGCTACCCCACAGGAATGGGACAGTAAGGCAGGCAGGTGCAAAAGTAACCACCCTAGCTCCACACACTTTAACATAGCTATAAAAAAGCTCATAGCAGAGGCTACCCTAGCTGGCGCAGCCCCCGCTCCAGAGTTTGCAGACGGTTACCTGTTTAAGTACGCACTAGCCAGCATAGACGCATGGGAGAGGACTAAGGCCAGCACCACACTCAGGGAGTATAGAGCCTCAGTACGCAAGCTACAGGGCTACACGGCAGACCGGAAGCTATCCACGGTTAATATAGATTTCCTGCAAGGCTACCAAGACTACTGCTTTAATGAGGGGAATGCACACGGCACGGTATGGAATGCTTTTAAGTTCCTAAAGCTCATTATGAAAAAAGCCCACAAGGAGAGGTTAATACAGTACAACCCTTTCGCGCAGTTTAGTGCCGTGAAGTACAAGAACCCTGAGAGGCCATTTTTAGAGCAGGAGGACGTGGCAAGGGTAGAGGCTTACAGCACAGGAGACAGGGGCACAGAGAGCCTGAGGTTTGCAGCTAGGTGGTTTGTGATAGGATGCCACACGGGACTGAGGTACGGAGATATGAATAAATTTAACAAGCTGGAGCACATACGTAACGGCAGGCTTATGCTATACACAAGCAAGACAGGGGAGCTGGTAAGTATACCCTTTAAGCACAGGCTTGTGGAGTTGTTTGCAAGGGTGCAGTATAAGCCCCTCCACCAGCTAAACGAGAACTATAACCGATATTTAAAGCAGGTGCAGCAGGCCTGTGGCATACATACCACGCTATCCAGCCACGTGGCAAGGCACACCTTTGGAGTGTACTGTGCAGACCAAGGCCTGAGTATAGAGGTTACCGCAAAGCTGCTAGGCCAAAAGGATTTAAAGGTAACAGCTATCTACTACAAGATTTCTAACAAGAGGCTAGACAAAGAGGTAGACTTGTTGTTTTGAAACAAGAAAGTATTTATGTGTCAAATGACGCACTAATTTACAAAAATGTGGTGTAGGTTTGCACTCTATGCAACACCCTACAACACAACCCATAGTTATAATTTTTCTATCTCAGCTTTTACTTGCTGATTTACAGCAACTTCCAGCTCAGACAGCACGGTAGCAATAGACACACCCCGCTCTTTTGCTAGTAGCTCTGCAAAGACCATTAAAAACACACGCTGTGTAGCCTGCATCTGCACTACTTTCTGTAAGATAATGCTAGTAGGACTATCTACCTGTGCTACTGTGTCTGTGCCGTACATTTCTGCAAATTTTTTATAAACCTCTGTGGGCACGTTTATTCTCCCGTTTATCACATTTGATAGGCTTGTTCTATTCCAGTCCAGTTTTTCTGCCAGCTCCTTGTAGCCCTTTAACTCCCCTTTGTCAATCAGTTTATTAACAGTCTCTATAAAGAACTTTGTAATACTACTCTGCCCGTTTGTCATGGTGGTTTGTTTGGGTTAGCTACACAATATAATACAAAAAGAATTATCTTACAAAGTTTGTATTTTATTTGGTAGTTGTTATAAATTGTTTATCTTTGTGTGACAAAACAAAAAATAATGCAAACAATCACAAACACACCTCAACCCAAAGCCGCCAATTTAAGGCGCAAGTGTGGAGACCTGCTAAAAGTTGTAAAGGATAACGTGACCCCCTCTAATAAGGTGGAGGCCATGGCTACCCTGAAACTCTCCAGACCTACGCTAGATAAGTACATACATGGCAACGTAAGCAAGCTGGACACGGGCATGGCTCTGCTAGCTTTCCTACAGGCTAAGGTAGACGAATCAAATAGGAGGCTAGCGGAGATATGAAGCAACAAGCCCCTCTCTGGATTGCAGAGGCAGACGCAGCAAAGTTAATGGGCTTTAAGCCTATGACTTTACGCAGGTATGCACAAGCAGGCAAGGTAGCCATAACCTACACAAGGGTAAACTCCAGAACCTTTGAATATTGCCAGCACAGTATTAATGCCCACAAGATTAAAAACTCAACTCTTACAAATTAAATTTGGAAGTATGCTACAAAGTAGTATATTTGCAATACAATTAAATACAAAATAAAATGAACCAGACTAACTACAGAAAAGGCTCTTACTGCCAGTACAAAGTAACGGACTTGGAAATTATACGAGTCTCCTCTTATGGTATTGACGTATACCGCAAAGCAGATAATGATGCTACGTTTGCCTATTTCTACCATGACGCTATGCTAGCAGGCTCAGAGATAGAGGCTACAGAGTTTGTGGAGACCTTCAATAAGCAATGGATGAAAATAGCAGGCACATTATCTAACCTTTTAAAACTGGCAGCATGACCACGGAGCTGGATAATTTTGAGAGAATGCAGGCAGTAATGCAGCTAAATGAACTCTCTACAAAGGACACAGACGTTATGGAGCTACTTGCCGAGGCAGCAAGAAAGGCAAGGCTAATAGCGGCTAAGAAACAAATACGGTACGGTGTACCATTACAGACCTTAAACCAAGCACAAACAGTATGAGCACAAATTTAACGGTAGCAACTACCACGGCACACGGCCTGCAGTTCACAGACGAGCAAATAAGCCTCATAAAGGCTATGGTAGCTGAGAAAGCTACAGATAACGAACTAAAGCTATTCCTGCACCAATGCAGCAGGACAGGGCTAGACCCTATGACTAGACAAATTTACTGCATTCACCGTGGCGGCAAGATGACCATACAGACCTCTATAGACGGCTTTAGGGTGGTAGCTGAAAGGTCAGGAGCTTACGCTGGCCAAGCAGAGCCGGATTATATCTATAACGCAGACAAGGCACTAATAGGCTGCAAGGTTACTGTGTTTAAGTTCAGCCCACGGGGAGACCGTTACCCCGCAGCAGTAGGGGTGGCTTATTGGGCAGAGTATGCACAGACAAGTGGGCTGTGGTCAAAGATGCCTCACACAATGATAGCCAAGGTAGCAGAGGCCTTAGCCTTACGTAAAGCATTTCCGCAAGACCTGAGCGGCTTGTATACTACAGACGAAATGGAGCAAGCTAACGAAGGGCAGGAGGTACGCAGCAGCTTTAAGTACTCTCTCTGGATGCAGAACGAGCTGGAGCAGCTACTTGCCACCAGCACCTACCAGAGCGGCAGTAAAGAGTTTGCTAGCATACAGAACACTATAGCTATGCACAACCTGCCTGAGGCTACCTATAACAGGGTTAAGGCTGGCCTACAGGCTAACCAGCTCTCCCCAATGGACAGGGGTAACATGTCAGCCACAGAGGTAAACAAGGCTGTACAGGCCAAGGCTCAGGCTGAGGACATAGATTTTGAAACCATAGCTAAAACTGCCTGACTAAAGCAGTTGATGCCCTTAATAAATTCCCAATATTGGGAGCTTTCAATAACCAGAAATTAAAACAAGTACCATGCAAGACAAAAAGTTTATCGGAAAAGTAACAGCTAGGCAAACCCAATACGGGGAAATGATTTCTATATCATTTGGAGACAGAGACCGCAAAGACCTAGAGGCCACAAAGAGTGCAAGTGGCTGGAATAATTTAACCCTAAAGAAGGGCAAGGCAGGTAACTATTATTTGGAAGTGTTTGAGGGCAAAGCAGCAGGCGCACCACCAAGTGCTCCACAGGCAGCAGCTCCACAGCCAGCACCCTTACCAAGTGCTACACCAGCCGATGACCTGCCATTTTAAGACCGTACCCTTTGACCGTAGATGAAACCTGTTATCTCATACCCCATGGCCAATAATCTAACCCCCGTGCTACCTGCTTTTCTGGATTTACCCCGTGTGGGTATGGGCTAACTATTAGCTAACCCATTAACTCACTAACCCCGTGACCGATTTACAAGAGGTAGCCCCCTCTCAGGCTGGCTACATTAAACTCCACAGAGTACTACAAGATAATTTCCTATGGGAGGATGACCAAGACCCCCGCAAATTAAAGTGGTGGATTGATATACTATTCACCGTAAACTACAGCACCTCAGTAAAGACCCTAGGCGGCTTTAGGGACATTACCTGCACCCGTGGCCAGTCCATACTCAGCCAAAAGAGTTGGGCAAAACGCTGGAAAGTAGATATATCTACTGTTCGCAGGTACTTTGCTTTACTGGAGAGGCAGGGAATGATTACACTTGAAGTGTTGCCAAATACGACACGCCTAACAGTCTGTAACTACGAGACTTACAACGATGTGCAGCACCCTAAGCAAACCGGAGACAAACCGGAGACAAACCGGAAGCAAACCGGAAGCAAAACAACTAAAGAAGGTAAAGAAGGTAAAGAAGGTAAAGAATATAATACAGGGGCAGGCAGTTTTGAGACCTTTTGGGAGACCTACGCTAAAAAGCAAGGAGACAAGCAAAGGGCTGCAAGACTGTGGAAAGCATTGCATGAAGATGACCACAAGGCTATAATGGCCTACATAGCCCCCTACAGGCAGGATGCTAAGGAAACTAAGTACATGCTCCACCCTGACAAGTTTCTAGCTCAGGAGAGGTGGAAGGTAAGCCTTAACCCATTATTCACTACTCCAGTAAGCACAAAGAGAAGACTGGACGATAACGAGACATTTTAACACTCACACTAAAACTAACTACAAATGATTTGCACAGTATACAAAGACATTTACGACAAAGACAGCAGCCGACACATAGACATAGACGGTATGCTGGACAGGATAAAGAACGGCAAGAGCAAGGAGAAAATAGAGGCCATACGCTCTGCTATTGACAAGGACAAGGCAGACTTGCTAAAGAAGGGGCTACCCTGTGTGTTATTCTCTGGCAAGTTTAGCAGGAGGTTTGACGAGAACCTACTGGAGCACTCAGGCTACATGGTACTGGACTTTGACGAGGTGTACGACATTGGCACAAAGTCAGCAGAGATACTGGACAAAATACACGACATAGTGTACGCTATGTGGCTCTCTCCACGTGGTAACGGGCTTAAAGTACTTGTAAAGATTGCAGACGGCACAAAGCACAGGGAGCACTTTGCAGCATTACTGGAGCTATTCCCTTTGCTGGATGAATACGGTAAGCCTAAGTACAAAGACGGTAACCTGAGCAGGCCACTATACGAGCTGGACAGGAGCGGGGTAAACCCTAGCAGGGTATGCTATGAGAGCTATGACCCTAACATGTACAGGAATGCAGACGCAAAGCCCTTTACAGGCCTGAAAATAGAGGAGAAAGTGGTAGTAAAGGACACCGTAAAAGAGGATAATGAAGTGTTTAAGAGGCTTTTAAGCTGGCTCTCTAACCGGAATGACGCATTTGTAACAGGAGAGAGGAACCTATTTATCTTTAAGCTGGCCAGCTCTTGCTGTAGGTTTGGGATAGAGCTAGAAACGTCTGAGAGGCTCATTACAGCCCAATTCCCGCCCTCAAATGATTTTACAAGGTCAGAGTGCACAAACGCTATAAAGTCTGCGTATAGGGCTAATAAGGGGCAATTCGGTACATGCAGCTTTGATAAGGATTTGCTTGTAGATAAAGTGACACGCAAAGAGGTAGAGATAGATTTAACCATTTACGACACGGACGTAAAGCCTAGGGACGTAGTTTATGGGCAGGACGTAAAAGAACATGCCCTTAACATTTATGACACAGGCTATGGCTTTGTGAGTGGCATAGGGGTGGTGGAGCTAGATAACCTGTTTAAAATGAGAAGGGGAGAGATAACCCTACTTACAGGAATAGGCAACTATGGCAAGAGTGCATTTAAAAAGTGGTATCAAGTATTCAGGGCTGTAAAGTTTGGAGAAAAGTTTGCCAGTTTCCCTCCAGAGGATTACCCTATTCAAAACTTTTACCACGAACTGACAGAGATACTACTATGCTGTGACTGTACACCTAGCAACCCTAACAGGCCTAGCAGGGAGGCCTATGACAAAGCCTATGACTTTATAAGTGCTCATTTTTTCTACATACACCCCACAGACCTAAGCCCTACACCGGAATATATTAAGCAGCGTTTTCTAGAGCTTATCATTAAAGAGAAAGTAGACGGCTGCGACATAGACCCATTTAACCAGATGACAAATGATTACAGCAAGGCAGGTGGCAGGGATGACAAGTACCTAGAGGCTGTACTGGCAGACTTTCTGAGGTTCGCACAGCAGAATGACGTTTATTTCTGGATAGTAGCACACCCCCGTGCAATGACCAAGCAGGCAGACGGCAACTACCCCTGTCCAGACGTGTTTGACCTTGCAGGAGGTGCTATGTGGAACAACAAAATGAATAACATATTAGTCTACCACAGACCACTAAAGCAAATGCAGCCTAATGACGCTCTCTGTCATTTCCATGCTAAGAAGATTAAAGACCAAAAGGTAACAGGTTCTACTGGCATGGTAGAGATGGAATACAGCCGCAAGAAAAGAAGATTCGTATTTGACACTATAGACTATCTGGAGGCAGCAATACTGGAGGCAGGGCTGAAATTAAAATGAGGCAGGACGAGAGCAGGTTACAGCAGCAATGTATAGCCCTATTTAAAATACAGTACCCCCTCTACAGGGGCAGGCTGTGGGCTATACCCAACGGAGGACACAGGCACATAGTAACAGCGCAGAGGCTAAAGAGGGAAGGGCTAACAGCAGGTGTGCCTGACCTTATGCTATCCGTGCCTATGAAGGGGTACGGGGGCATGTTTCTGGAGCTAAAGACGAGCACGGGCACTATGAGCTTAGTACAGAAAGAGTTTTTTAAAAAGCATGAAGCAGCCTACTACTGTGTGACAGTCAGGAGTGTGGAGAACTTCATGCAAGAAGTAGCAAAGTATTTAAGATAAAAAAGTTGGCGAGTGACATACACTCCCCTACATTTGCAATACAATTTTTAACCGTACAATTTACCAATTTATGTTTGACAGCTTTTGCATACCAATGCACCACCCACTAGCGGAATTTAACCAGAACCCTACAAGACTAAAGACCATGCACTTTTCAGAGGCCTGCCTTAAAAGGTGGATACCGGAAGTTGAAAAAGTATTTGGCCTGAAACCTAAAGACCTCACCAAGCGCAGGGCAAGCGGAAAGCCAACAAGAAAAATAGGTGAGATAAACCTATCAGAACTACGCAGAGCCATAGTGCATGTAGTGTATGAGAGTGGCTACATTGGAGTGAAAGAGTTTGGTGCTGTGCTAGGCATAGACCATAGCAGTATAACGAACCTCAGGCAGACCGGAAACGAATACGCAGAGCAGCAAGACCACACCTTTGTAAATTATTGTAGAGCTGTAAGAACCGCACCCCTTTTGGGTTTTGACGGCATACCCACAGTAGCCTAGTATTTGTGGGTATTTGCTTGTGTTACAATAGTTGGTAGTTTCAGTAGAACTACCTACCTTTGTATGGCAATGTTCAAGATAGAGGAGTTTATAAAAGACAGACTACAAATGAACTACTTTGTAAACAATCAGAGGCATGTATTTACCACACAGCAACTGAAAGCCCTACTTGAAAATTTCCTAACCGTGTACCAACGCTACCAAGATGAAACGCAACCAAGTTCTAACCGAGCTGTACAACTCAAGAGAGTTGGCAGACCTACTAACAAAGATGCAGCCCGAAAACCTAAGGGAGGACATTAAGCAGGAGCTTTTTATTGTCCTGTGTGAACTCCCTGAGGCTAAACTTTTAGGCATGGCAGAAAGCAAGCAGCTTAGATTTTTCGCTACCCGTGTTATTCTCAACATGGTAAAAAGCAAGACCTCCCGTTTTTATTATCAATTCCGTAAGCAAGTCCACGTGGAGCTACCAGACATGGCAGGCACACCGGATGACGGAGATTTTACACTAGAGCAGTTTGAGCAGGACTATGCAGACAAACTAGCAGCCACCCTAGCAGCCAAAGACAAACTTAATTGGTATCAGCAGGAGATACTAGAGCAGTATATCCTCCACGGAAGTGCTGGTAAAATGGTAAAGGACATGCAGGCAAGGCTAGGGGGTAACTGCATCCCCAAACGGTCAATTTTGCACACCGTAAAAGAGGCAACTACACAAATACGTAACCAAGTAAACAAAAACAAATGAATATTATCTACAACGTACTGCTAGCAGCATGTACAGCTTTTTATTTCGTGGAAGTTCTGGAACTCCACAAAGGCAAACTTTCATGGATGAACATTAAACCCTTTAACTGCACTATTTGCATGTCTGCTTGGTTCGGGCTGGCACTAGGCCTGACAGACGGCTTTGGTGTGCACAGTTTGGACATAATGATATTTAGCGGTATTGCAGGCATAGTCCTGAGGACTGTAATATACAGGCTTTACAAATTCTAACCCCTATGAAAACAAGGGAGGCTCTGTAGGTCTCCCTATTTTCTAACCCCACAACCACAACCAATGAAACAGGAGCACATAGATATTTGCGAAAAGTACTTAAACAGGTGGCACATGCTACGGGATACTAAAACTATTTCAGGCATTACCGTGCAGATAGTAGACGAGCTTATAAAAGTCTACAAGGAACACAACAAGGGAAAGGAGAGCTTTTGCAGGTGGTGTCCTGACAGCATAGTAAGTCTGGTAAAGCAGGTGTACCTAGCCTATGAAAGGGACGCACCCAAGCCAGTTATTGAGACTGTGCTAGAGGTAAAAGTAGAGAGGCCAAACGGAGTAAAGCCTACACCCATAGCTGTTACATTTGATTCAATTTTACCAAAGACTGAAAAGCCAAAAAGACGTAACCAATGGAGCAAGTAAAAGAGGTAGCCCTGAGCCTAATAAAGCCTAACCCAAACAACCCACGGCTAATAAGGGATGACAGGTTTAAAAAGCTGGTAGCCAGCATAAAAAAGCACTCAGGCATAATGGCTCTGAGGCCTATTGTTGTGGAAAGCTGGAGCAATCCAATTATCCTAGGTGGTAACATGCGTTTCAGGGCATTGAAAGACCTAGGCTATAAGTATGTGCCAGCAGAGTGGGTACGCACGGCAGAGAGCCTAACAGACAAGGAAAGAGAGGCTTTTGTGGTGCTGGACAATGCCAGCTTTGGAGAGTGGGACATAGACATACTAGCAAACACATGGGAGACAGCAGACCTACAAGCATGGGGCTTAGAGTTGCCTAGCTTTACTGCCCCTGTAAACGATTTGCAGCCCATTACAGACCACCAAAGCCAGCCCTTAGTACTTTCTGAGGAGGAGGCACAAGAGGCTCAGAATAGCCCTAATAGCACTAAAATAACAGAGGTGGTGTGCCCTGAGTGCAGCCACAGCTTTAGAGTTAGCTAGCATTTACCCAAAACAAATTTTTTTATATATACTTTAAACCCACAACCACACACATGGAAAATAACCAAGTATCAAAAGAACAAGCAGAGCTTATACTGGCAGAGCTGGAGATGAACATTACCCAAGCATGGGCAAAGCACAAGTTCCTCAGCAAGCAGCTAGAGGCTTTAGAGAATGAAGCAGGCAAGCTGGAAAGAGACCACAAAAAAGTAGCGGCAGCTATTGCCAGCGCAGAGCAGCCAGTAATAGAGGCAGAGCCAGTACAAGATTAACACCTATGAGAACAGCCACCCATTTTATAGCAGTTTGGGGCACAGGCACAAGCAGGACAGGGTATTCACAACTAATGGAAGTGAATGCCCTAACTGCATTCATAGACGGGCTGGCAGACTTTAAAAGCATCTACCCCGTAGCAGTATGGAAGATAAAAGAGGGGCACAAGGCAAGGTATAGCGAGGCAAACCTTTGGGCATGTGAAGGTAAACCAGACAGGATGACAGACAGCTACAGTAGGCTATATGACAGAACGGCATAAATAAGCATCTTACAAGCAATTATGAAACCAAGAAAGAAGGGCAACCCAAAGCCAAAGACAGAGCAAATAGAGCCATACCAATGGCCTAAGGGACATAGCGGCAACCCTAACGGCAGACCCCGCAAGCTAATGAGCAAACTGGAGGGAGGCTACAAAAATGACGAGATAAACACCACAGTAATGAACATAGCAGCCCTAGACATGGAAGGGCTAAAGAAAGTCTTTGAGGACGAAACAGCAACTATACTGGAAAGGTCTGTAGCCCATGCTTTATACAAAGGCTTTACAAAGGCCAGCCTGTATAATCTGGAGACGGTTATAACCAGAGCGCACGGCAAGCCAAAGGAGCAGGTAGAAATGAAGCAAGAGGTGAACCTTGCAGCTATGACAGTCCACGTGGTAAAGGTGGACACACCACTAGCCAGCTCAGAGAGCGAAGTAGACACTACAAGGCCTGACACAAACACCAAGATAAGCCTTTAATGATATTCCAGACCTCCCCACTATACGAGGCTAACCTGAACACCACAGCAGACGTGGTGGTAAACCAAGGCGGCACAAGCTCAGGCAAGACCTACAGCATAATGCAGGTACTGTTTACTATTGCCATGCAGGAAAATAACGCACTTATAACGGTAGTGGGGCAGGATTTCCCAAACTTAAAGGTAGGTGCACTCAGGGACGCACAGAACATTATTAGGGACAGTCCAGTACTACAGAGTGTCATAACCAAGGCCAACAAGAGCACCAGCACCTACGAGTTTGCCACGGGCAGCGTAATGGAGTTTATGAGCTATGACGATTGGCAGGACGCAAAGAGTGGTAAGAGGGACTACTTGTTTATTAATGAGGCCAACGGCATACCCTATAACATGTACTGCGAGCTAGCCCTGAGGACACGCAAAAGGATATACATAGACTATAACCCAAATAGTGAGTTTTGGGTACACAGGGAGGTGCTAGGCAGGCCTACTGTGCAGCTCATAGTATCTGACCACAGGCATAACCCTTTTCTGTCCCAAAAGACACGGGACAAAATAGAGGCACTAGCGGAGAGCGACACAGAGCTGTGGAGAGTGTACGCACGTGGACTGACAGGTAAGGTAGAGGGCTTAGTGTTTCGTAACTACGCAGCAGTACCAGCCCTACCAGACGGGGGCACATTTGTGGGCTATGGTATGGACTTTGGATTTACCAATGACCCCACCACCCTTGTGGAGGTATGGAAGCAAAACGGGGAGCTGTGGATTAATGAGTTAATCTATGAGACAGGCCTAACTAACCAAGACATAAGCGAGCGCATGAAACTACTAGGCATCCCTCAGGGCAGGGAGATAACAGCAGACAGCGCAGAGCCTAAGAGCATAGAGGAGCTTAACAGGCTAGGCTGGAATGTACGGGGCGCTAACAAGGGGCAGGACAGCATACGTAATAGCATAGACATTCTAAAGCGGTATAAACTGAACCTGACACAGCGCAGCCATAACCTGAGGAGAGAGGTAGGTGGCTACAGGTGGAAGACAAATAAAAATGGCACACTAGAAAATGTGCCAGTAGATGCCAACAACCACACCATAGACGCTTTGAGGTACGTGGCTTTAAATAAGCTCTCAGAGAACGTGGGCAAGGGCAAGTATACAGTAGCCTAAATAAGAACAATGAGGAAGCTAATAGACAGATTTAATGAGGGCGCAGCCTTTATGGTGGGCATGGTAGCTGTAGCAGTTTTACTAGCAGCAGCAGTAGCCCTAGGCTGGCTACTGTCCGAAGTTATAGTATATCCTTTCACCAGATAGCACCCTGAGGTAGTAAGCCTCAGCCTCCTCTAGTGTCTTAAAAGTCTTTGCAACCGGCTTACCGTTCTCGGTGTTAAGATAGTCCCACACGTGATAGCCCCACGTCTTTGTGTACTTTATTGCAGCCCCTTCTTTTTTACTTCCTTTTAGCGTAGTCATGTGGTTTGTTTTGTGGGGGCTTTTACACCCCCGTTTAAGTTTAGAATATCCAGCCGTTAGTGTCCAAAATCCTCTGTACTTGTTTCATTCCAAAAGCATGGCAAGTCATGGTATTTACATTTATCTTATGAGCATAACTGGCCAAGTTAATAACGGTTATTTTGTTTGGGGTAACCCCTACTACTCTAAAGTTTCTAACCACGCCCTCTATCTCAGTTCTGAACTCCATTCCTGTTTTTATGTCTGTAGCTTTTTTCATTTTGTGTGTGTTTGTGTGTTATTGTATTGCAAATATATACCGGCCAAAATTACTATCCAAATTTATTTCAAATTATTTTTTAAAATACTTTCCACGTGGGTAGCTAACGCCCCTGTCTACTGAACGAGGGCAAGGGCTAGCACGGAAAGCCTCAAAGCATATTTAGGGGAAACACACTACCAAATGAGTACAATTATTAACACCATTGCCAGCGCAGTAGTTGGCCTAGCCACAGGGGTAATAGTGACAGACGGGGCACACAAGACCCATACCACCTATGCAGAGCCAGTAAAGACTATCCAGATACCGCAGCCTACTATTATACTAGATGCCAGCGCAGCAGGCAGGAATAGGGGCAAGTTTGGCACACAGGAGAGTAAGAGAAAGCAGCTAAGGCAGAACCCCTCCTTTGCACGGAGTAAGAAATGCACCACTAAAATAAAGTGATGGCAAAGGAAAAATATTTTTTACAACTATTTCAGTTTACACACGGCAACAATGCTGTGCATTTATATCCTGCATGGAGGGCAAAGGTTTTGAGGAGTTGCCAAAGAATGAAAGCTCAACTAATGATTAACCGTTTAAACAAACACAAATGAACTGGACAGATATAACCGTAGAACAATACCAAGGCCTGCACTCTATAATGACGGACAAGGCAGCAGACGAATGGGACAAGGAAATAGCTTGCATAGCTTACCTGACAGGCAAGAACATAGACAGCATAATAGACATGCCCTACAGCGAGTATAAGGAGCTGCGTAAGGGCTTTGCTTTCCTGAGCGAGGATAAGATTGAGGGGCAGGCCAAGAAGGTTATAAAGGCCAACGGGAAGACCTACAGGGTACAGTTTAACCTTACAGAGCTGCCCGTGGCTAGGTACGTGGAGGTGAAACACTTTGCACAGGAGGACTATGTAAAGAACCTGCATTTAATGATGGCCAGTATAGTAGTACCAGACGGATTGCCTTATAGCCACAAGCACCACAGCCTCTATGCAGAGGACATGAAGAAAGCCAGCATAGTGGACGTGCATAACACAGGGGTTTTTTTTTGCAAATTATACGCAAGATTGATACCGAATATCAAGGGCTATATGGCACAGATGATGACGGAAACGGGGCTGACACCGATACAAGCAGCCAGCCACGTGGAGGGTTTATGCAACGCTATGGCTGGATTTACAATATAAAACTATTGAGCACCCTAAAAGTAATATCACTAGATGAGGCATGGCAGATACCCACAAGGGAGGCCTTAAACCTGTTAAGCTATTTGAAAGCAGAGGAGAGCTACCTAAAACACCTAAGAAATGGCAGTTAGCATAGCACAGTCACAAAAGGCTTTTATAAAGTCAAAGTTTATAACCCTTAACCAGATAGGACAGGCTAAAGGTGTTGGCGGTGTGCCTCTGGACGAGGTAGAGCAGATACTTGTAGACTTAGCTATAAGGTTTAAGGTGGAGGCAGAGAGAAACCTTAACGAAACGGACAGCATGAGTAGTGCTAGGCTGGCCAACTCTATCCAGTTTGAGAGTGTGCAGTACATGGGTGGAGTATACAGCATAGAGATAAAAGTACTGGACTACTACAAGTTTATTGACAAGGGAGTAAGAGGGGTAAAGAATGAGAAAGGGGGCAGCTCCCCGTATAAGTTTAAGAACCTCTTTGTATCTGACGGCATGAGAAAGGAGATACGCAAGTGGCTAATACGGGAGGGCATGAAAGTTACCACTAAGCCAGTAACCAAGAAACACGCACTAGGCACAGAAAAGAAGGGCACGGCATTTAAGGGCATAGACAAGACAGATGCCTTTGCCACAGCCATAGCACGTAGCATTAAAAAGAAAGGGATAAGGCCTACTAACTTTTGGACAGATGCAGAAAAGAAAGTGCATGAATACCTCCAGAGAAACGGAGGGCAAGGGTTTGAAGTAGCAATAATAAACGAATTAACTAGATAGTATGGCAATAACATTAAAGCAAGCCTCAGGAGCTTATGACTTTAGGCTAAGTGCACACAGCCCTTTGTGGTTTGTGGTGAGTAGTGATAACACGGCACAGGATAATTTCAAATTTGTGTTTGAGGTGTTCATAGGTGGTGTAAAGGTAGCAACCCTAAAGAGGTGGCCACACCCTAGCACAATATATGGCAGTATTGACGTAGCCCCAATAGTGAGGAGCTACCTATCTAACAACTACCTGCTAGAGCCTAGCCCTGCCTCAGGTGCGTGGTACGTAGACTATGACGTAAAGGTAGGGGAGGAGTATGGTAGCCCACCAACTACCTATTTAAACCTAAACTCTTGGCTAAATGTAAGGGCTTACAACTCATACGAGGACATTACAGGCACGTACCTAAAGAGCCAAATATTTACCAAGCAGGACAAGCTACTGACGAGCAGGCCAATGACCTACGAGGGACGCAAAACAGAGCTAATAAGTGTGCCCTACTGGAACTATTCAGACCCTATACTTACCCCCTACGATTTAAACGTATATGACAGCGCAGGTGGTTTGCTTATCACAGAGGAAAGGACTATGCTACTAAGTCACAACGTGGTAGACTGTAGCCTAGCAAACGTAGACCTTATTACAGACACTATAATAGCAAACGCAGCCAGCCTAGAGCTTGTGATTGGTAGTGAGACCTTCACTATTAACTACTGCGAGGCAAGGGCTTACACGGGCAGGACGGTGCACTTTTTGAACAAGTACGGAGGCTATGAAACCTATTCCTTTACTGGCAAGAGCAGGATGACGGCAGACATAGACCGCAAAGAGTATGGCTTACAGCAAGACCAACTTTATGACAATGGCAGCACGGTAGCTATGACCCCGCTAGAGGAGGGCACTACTAACGTGTACAGGGGCAGCAAGAGGACAGCCCACGTGGGGAAAAGGTACAAGTATAAGCTGTCAAGCGCACACCTCTCAGACGAGGAGTTTACATGGCTTGCAGAGCTGGTGGCCAGCCCTATGGTATACCTGTACATGCCTGACTTTGACAATGTGCAGAAAGCTATGCCAGTTAAGATACTTAACACTAACTACGATTATCTTCGTATTGAAAGTGACAAAGTAAACTGCTTAGAGATTGATGTAGAGATACTTACGGACTTCAATTCACAATTCGCATAAAGTATATTTAGCACTATGACATGGGAGATATATGTAGAAGGGCAGAAAATAGACCCACCAGAGGGCACAAGTGCTCAAATAACATTTAACATAGATGACATTAGGGACTTTGCGGCACGTAACACGGCATTTAGCAAGACCATTATACTACCTGCCACAGCCACAAATAAGAAAGTATTTGGCCATGTGTTTGACGCTGGCAGCAGTAATATAGTGGACGATGAAAACCCTAACGTAGGGTACGACTACAACGCTAGCAAGGCAGCTAGCTGCATTATGTTTATAGACCAGATGCAGGTATTTAAGGGTGTTATTCGTATTATGGACATAGTGGTGGACGGCAGCTACATGGAGTTTGAGGTGGCAGTATTTGGGGAGCTAGGTGGCTTAATCAGTAACATAGCAGACAAGAAACTGGAGCAGCTAGATTTTGCAGCCTATAACCACACATTTAACTTAGGCAACCTCACAGGCTCATGGTCAGAGGATTTTTTATTTCCCTCAGGCACGGGGTACTACTACCCACACATGGACATGGGGTACAGCACGGACAAAATCATTTTTCCTATTGAGAGCTTTAGGCCAGCCCTGCACGTGAGGGAGTATGTGGACAAGATGCTAGACCAAGCAGGCTACACGTTTGCCTCAGACTTCATGGACACGGATTACTTTAAACGGCTTATTATACCCTTTAACGGGGCTTATCCTGCCAAGGTGGTACAGACAGCTTTTCAGGCTAGCATGGCAACCTACACCAGCCCTAGTGGTGCAGGCAGTACTGGATTTTTCCAGCAAATACCCATTAATGACGTAGTAGGCACTAACTATTTTAGGTTTGTGGCTGAGGCTGGAGCTGTCCCTGAGCACATTGTGTGGGACAGGGCAGATACGGTTAAGATGAAAGCTAAATTCACAGCAAACTGGACAAGAGCCTTAGGCACAGCGTTTAACCTCAAACTAACCATAGTGAGAGTGCCAAATGGCAACACAGCCATACCAAATGAGGAAATAGTGTTATATGAGGAGGTTGTGACAGGCACAAGTGGCACAATAAACGTAGAGCTGCCTATAGACGTGGAGCAGGGTGATTGGTATAACCTGTGGAGTAACTGCACGGTTATAGACGGTAGTCAAACCTTCACCTTTACCCCGTATAACTTTTACTTTGTAGGCTCTCCCGATATTGCTATCCCTCTTACGTTTAATGATAGCGTAGATATGAATAGCTGCATACCTAAAAATGTATTTCAGCTAGACCTCCTCAAGTGGCTTATTAAAATGTTTAACCTGTATATCTACGAAGACCCTGACACGGTAGGGCACGTACTTATAAAGCCCTACGTGGACTTTTACGGTACTACTGTGGAGGATTGGGACGGCAAGCTAGACAGGAGCAAGCCATTTAAGTACACACCCATGGGAGAGATAAACAGCAGGAGCTATGAGTATACCTACAAAGATGACAAGGACTACTACAACGAGCTGTACAAGACAAAATACCAAGAGATATATGGCAGCAGGTTCTATGACACAGGGCTGGACTTTGTAAAGGACAAGAACAAGGTAGAGGTAGGCTTTAGCCCCTCCCCGCTAGTGCAGTACAGTAATAGTGACAGGGTGCAGGTAGCTGTGTACAAAAAGAAAGAGGACGGCACAGAGGAGAGAATGGCACACGGGCTGCGTATACTGTTTAGGTCTGACGCACCACAGCCCTGCCAAGATTGGACTATTAGCTACATATCTGGAGGCACACCCCTGACTAACCTCATGGACTATGGCTATGCTTATGCAGGCCACGTGGACAGCGTAGACGCTCTAGCTAATGACTTAAATTTCGGTGTACCTCAGGAGCTATACTTTACAATAATTGCAGGAGACCTGAGCGCAAACCTGTTTAATGTTTTTTGGAGCAGGTACATAGGGGAGGTAAGCGACAAGGACAGCAAGCTATTAAAGGGAAACTTTAAGCTAACTCCGCAAGATATTATGACTCTTGACTTTAGCAAACCTAAATATATTAATGGCCAGCTCTGGAGGCTAAACAAAATAATAGACTGGAGCACGGACGGTATAGAGAGTACAAAATGTGAGTTATTAAAAGTAATTGACTTAGTATAAAATTATAATATGAGTAGTAAGACAGTAATAGGTGCAGAGTTTAGGCTGGATAGTGCAGACGCACTAGCGAGTGTAGGTAACGTAAAGAAAGCCCTTAAAGAGGCTAACCTTGCCCTACATGCAGCACAGGCAGAGTTTGGGGAAATGTCAGCACAGGCTATTAAAGCAGCAAAGCAGGTAGCAAACCTGAGGGACGCACTAGGGGATGCTAAAAGCCTTACAGAGGCCTTTAATCCAGATAAAAAGTTTCAGGCATGGACTAGCGCACTAAACGGTGTGGTAGGTGGCTTTGCTGCCGTGCAGGGAGTTATGGGCTTAGTAGGTTCTGAGAGTGAGGAGGTGGAGAAAGCCCTACTAAAGGTACAGTCTGCCATGGCTATTATGCAAGGGGTGGATGCTGTTACAGATAGCATACAAGCCTTTAAAAATTTAGGGGTAGTTATCCGTGCCAGCACTATCTACCAGACAGCACACAACGCTGTAACAGCAGTAGCAGCAGCCGTTACAAGGCTGTGGAGCAAGTCTGTGGACACTACTACAGCGTCTTTTGCTAGGCTTAAATGGGCTATAGCAGCTACAGGTATAGGCGCTCTTTTAGTAGCTCTGTACTTTGTCATAGATGCCATGGACTTGTTTGGAGACAGCACAGAGGAGGCAGCTAAGGCGCAGGAGAAACTAAAGGCAGCAACGGAGAGCCTAAATGCCTCAATAAGCAGGCAGTTAGATTTTCTGGACAGGACAAGAAAGCTGGAGAGGTTAAGGCTGGAGGCAGCAGGAGCTACAGCAGCACAGTTAGAGATTTTTGACCAGAACACTTACAAAAAGAGACTAAAGGCAGCAGAGAGAGGCTTGCAGGATGCTATAGACGCAGGCCTGAACCTGCAAGAAGCCACTAAGGTGCTCAATGACGTAAAGGAGGCTGAGGAGGCAAGATTACTCAACAATAGCATACAAAGAAATAAGGCAGCACATGACCAAAAGTTAAAAGACCAAGAGGAGGCACACAAGAAAGAGCTTGAAAAACTAAAAGCACAAGAAGATAAGAAAAACTTTTTAACCAGCCAGCCTGTCACAGGCTCTAGTGCTATCACGGACGCTATTAAGGCAGCAGACAAGGAGCGAAACGAGGCAGAGGACAAGAAAATAGAGGACGCTAAAGTGAAGGGTGGGCTATTTGTAGAGGTAGCACAGAACGTAGCAGGACACCTAGGTATGATTAACGGCCAAATTACACAGAATGAGGCAGATAATGCAGAGGCAGCTAAGGCTATAAGAGAGCAAGAGGTACTGCATAAGGCGCAAATGATGCAGGCAAGTGCCTCTATTATGGACAGCCTAGCAGAGCTGGCAGGACGTAACACGGCAGCAGGTAAGGCTTTTGCCATTGCCTCTACAGTCATAAGTACGTACCAAGCTGCACAGACAGCCTATGCTAGCCAGTTCATGCCAGCACCAGACCCCTCTAGCCCTATCCGTGGTACAATAGCAGCAGCAGCCGCTATAGCTGGAGGCCTTGCACGTGTTAAAAATATTATGGCTGTAAAAGTCCCTAACGGTGGAGGAGGTGGTGGAGTTTCTATGCCCTCAGGAGGAGCTGGAGGAGGTGCGCCCCTCAGGCCTAGCTACGGCTCAGTTACCACCACGCTGGACAGGAACAGCATTAACAACATGGGAAACGGGGCTATTAAGACCTATGTACTTGAAACGGATGTAACAAGTTCGCAGGAGCAAATTAAACGCATAAACAGAGCCGCAAGACTAGGGTAGTCCACGTGGCGTAATAACTAAAAATTATATTTAAAGAGTATGAAAGATTTACCGGTTTACTTAATACAGATTAACGAGGACGAGGGAAGTGATTTAGAGGTGGATGCCGTGGCCATAGTGGACAGGCCAGCAGTAAAGAGGCATTTCCTTGCCTTTGACGAGCAAGAGGCTAGAATAGCCTTTAAAGTGGCTAATACGGACAGGAGAATTATTAGCGGGGTAGCTATACTGGCAGATACCCCTATTTACAGGAAAGACGAGAATGGGAAAGAGTACTACACGGTGTTTAACAAGGAGACAATAGAGAAGATAGTGCAGAAATTCCATAAGAAGGGCTACCAAAAGAGTGTGAATGCTATGCACGACAAGGCGCAGGCAACCACAGAGGTGGTGGTGTTTGAGAGTTTCATATCGGATAATTCCAGAGGCATTAGGCCAATGGTAGGCTTTGAGGATGCACCAGAGGGTAGCTGGTTTATATCCATGCTAGTGGAAGATGACGAACTATGGCAGCGAGTAAAGGACGGAGACCTAAAGGGCTTTTCTGTGGAGGGCTTGTTTTCTTTTGCACGGGCAGGCAGTAAAGCTGTCTACTCAGACGAGGAGAGCCTAGAGGAAATTATCCGATTGCTAGCCCAATTTGAGGGTTGATATAACACATATTTATAATAGAATGAAAGCCGCTACAGTACTGCACTTAGCGGTTTTTGTTTTTCAATTCTCCACATACGAAGACTTACGTAGATAAATAATCCCCAAAAAGAGCACACCTAACTACTATGAGCTGCAATGTGTTACAAAGGTAGGCGACACGCCAAGCAATCGCAAGACAACTCCGAAGCAATCGCAAGACAACTCCGAAGCAATACAATTAAAGAAGGGTTAAGAAGGTAAAGAAGGTAAAGAAAGTAAAGAAGTATAATACTGTGATTTTCCATTCAAGCAAAGCCTAGTGCATGAAACCCTTACCCAAATTGCACGGCTTACACATAAAAATATTTACTGCTTTAAACCCAAAATCATTTCATGACTAAAAACGCAAAAGAAGTAATTGCAGAAATTCGGAAACTGATTTTTGGTGAAGCACAACCAGAGGTAGCCCCTGTGGAGTCATTAGAAGCTCATAGCGAGCCTAACGCACCTGAGGCAGTAGAATTAGCTAGCCAAGAACCAGAGGCCGTAGAATCGCCTGAGATTGCCCCACAGCCTAGCCAAGAGTTTGGCAGCATCGAAGACCAACTTTTAAACCTACGCAAGCAGGTAGAGGTATTGTCTGAGTTTGCTCAACTAAAGCAGCAGGTAGACTACCTGAGCGGATGGGCTAAAGGTCAAATGTCAGTTAATGAAAACTACAAAGCAGCTTTTGAGCAGCTTTTGCCTGTAGTGGAAGCAATGGCAGACAGTCCTACAGCAGACCCCGTGCACACACCAAGAGAAAAGTATTCTGAAGTATTAAACGCAGCCTCTAAAGACAGGGCAGCAAATTTTTTAACCTCTATCCGTGCAGCAAGAGCAGCACAAAAGTAAAAACCCCCCATTAAAAAACTATGAGTTTTTCAGTAGCAACATTGGCGGCTTATGTAAAAGACAATAGCGATATTCTCTTAACTAAGACCGTATTAAGCCCTAAGACGGCAAAATTAATTGAGGCAGGCGGCACAGTTTTGACTGGCGTAAAATCCTCAGAGAGAATTGGCATTTTTGACACAGACGCAGTATTTCAAGCAGGAGCTTGTGGATTTACTCCCTCAGGAACTACCGCTATTACTCAGCGTAGTGTAACTGTAGGTGATATTAAAATCGAGGAGAGCCTGTGCTATAAGACTTTGGAAGCAAAGTACACGCAGAAAATGCTCACAGCAGGTGTTTTGTATGATAATCCTACTGACTTTAATTTCTACCAGCTTTGGGTAGACTTGAAGATAGCAGCAGCCTCCCGTGCATTGGACGTAGCTATTTGGCAAGGTGACACAGGTAGTGGTACTGCAAACCTTAACAAGTTTGACGGTTTTATTAAGCAGATTGTAGCAGCCTCAGACGAGCTGGACGCTAACGCTACCCCTTACATTGCTACCCCTATTACAGCAGTAGCAGGCATTACCTCCTCTAACGTCATTGCAGCATTGCAGGCAGTAGTTAAGAGAACAGCTACAGAGGTTAAGCAAAGTGCAGACTTCCGTGTGTTCATCGGTTATGATGTTCTGGAGTCTTACACCCTTGCCTTGCAAGCAGCTAACCTGTACCACTACAAGCCTGAGAACAGCGAGGAAATTACTATTGTAGGCACAAACGTGAAAGCAGTAGCAGTAGCGGGTTTATCAGCAGCTACAGGTATGTTCGGTATGCGTCTTTCAAACATGGTTGTAGGTACAGACCTTTTGTCTGACCAAACACAGGTGGAAGTATGGTACGACAAAGCAGACCAAGCGGTAAATTATCGTAATGCTTTTAAATACGGTGTAGGCATTGCCTTTACCAATGAAGTAACCAAATTTATTCCTACTCCTTAATCTGGAGCTTAGGTAATTGAATAACCAAGGAGAGCCAGCCTAGCAATGGCTGGCTTTCTTTTTAAAACTAAGTAAAATTATGGCATGTGTATTGACCACAGATTTAAACATTGACTGTAGAGACAGCATGGGCGGCTTGCGTAACATTTACGTCATGGAGTTTGCTAATGCAGAGACTATCACAGTCACAGCAGGTGTAGTAACCGCTATTGAGAAAGCCCTAGGTAAAAAGTTCTGGAAGTACCAGCTACCAAGGGAGACAGGGGTATTATCCTCTCCAATTAATCCAGACGAGAAAAACGGCAGCTTATTCTTTACCCACGAGGTTAAGATTGCAATAAACAAGCTGACTAGCCAAATAAGGAATGAAATTTTATTGCTTGCTAAAAACCGTTTGCTTATTGTTGGTGAAGACATGAACGGAGTCTACTGGCTAGTAGGTAGGCAAGGTGGTATGATGGTCTCTGGTGGTAACGGTGGTTCAACTGGAACAGCAGCAGGAGACCGCAACGGGGCAGAGCTGGAGTTTAGTGGTGTTGAGCCTGAGAACCAGATAGAAGTAGACGCAGCCACAGCAGCCACACTGCAAACAGCAGGGGTATAGTGATAATTGTTTTGTGTGTTTTTGTGTAGAGGGAGACCCCGTAGGTCTCTCTTTTTTTATGCCCCTACTCCACGTGGCAAAAGAAAGTTTAAAAATAGTTTGCAAAAAGTTTGGTAGTAATGCAAACAGTACTATATTTGCATTACAGAAACACACACACAAACACAAACAAACACTTTTTTTATGACTACCTCTACTTTTACTCAGACACAAGTACAAGCCCTGAAACAAGCCTATGAGACTTTTGTAGCCAATGGCACTACACGCACATTTATGGCAACTATGCAGGATGCACTAGGGGCTGAGTGGTTTAGTGCACGTGGTATCTCCGAAAAGTTCGGGAAGGACTACAGGTATTTTTTGAAAGACTTTTTTGCTACAGAGGGGCAGTATGCTATATCTAACTACTTCAGCTCTACCCTTATTGGGTATGCTATAGAGGCTCTACAGGCAAAGCTGGAGGTAGTAAAGGTAGCTCCAGTAGCTCAGGTTACAAAGGTAGAGGGCGGCAAGAATGACCTCCTTACAGCTACTATGCAAATGTTACTGCCTATTCAGCAGATGATAGACACCAGAGTGACTGACTACCTAGAGAATGAGAGCGGATTACTTGCCCACGTAGACGAGAAGATAAAAGCAGAGGCTCAAAAGTTAGTACCTACTATGATAACCATAGGGGAAAGGCCTACAGTAACTATGACAGGCAAGCTGCACATGGCTTTTGAGAAAGCTCTTAGACGTGCAAACACACTCAAACAAATTTATGTTTCTGGAGAGGCTGGCACAGGTAAGACTACCCTAGCAAGCCAAATAGCTACAGCTATGGGCTTAGAGTTTGCACACATAAGCTGTACCATGGGCATGTCAGAGGCACACCTTTTGGGACGCATGGACGCACACGGTAACTACCTCTCCTCAGATTTTGTACGTATCTATGAGAACGGGGGAGTATTTCTGCTAGACGAGGTAGACGCAGCAGACAGCAATACCCTGCTTATTATTAACTCAGCTCTGGCTAACGGACACATGGCTGTGCCTAACAGGGTAAAAGCTCCACGTGCAGCAAGACATAAAGATTTTATTTGTGTGGCAGCAGCTAACACATGGGGCTTTGGCTCAAACGACTTTGTAGGCAGGAACGTACTGGACGCAGCATTTTTAGACAGGTTTGCTATGGGTAAGCTGACCATTAGCTATGACACCAAGCTGGAGCAGGATATTAGTAAAGACTTTCCAGAAATGGCTATAGCTATTCACGCTATCCGTGCAAACGTGGTTTCTAACAGGATTAAGAGAGCTGTAAGCACTAGGGCTATAGTTGATGGGGTAAAGCTCAGAATGGCAGGAGACAGCCACGCAGAGGTGCTGGAGACGTTTATGACAGGCTGGACACCAGAGGAGAAAAAGAAAGCCATGCAGGGGGTTAAATAACCCCTCCCTAAAACTTTTTTAAAAATACTTTGAATAAAGTTTGGTGGTAAAATACTTTCACCTATATTTGCAATACAAACAAACACAATGACACAGACAAACACCCCGACAAATAACCCCTACATTGGCTGGACATTAGCAAACCTGACAGTAAGGCTAGCTAAAGAGACAGCGTGGTACAATGACATGCACAAGAGTAATAAACTGTCAGCCTCTGGTAAGTCAATAAGGAGAGATATAAAGCAGATTAAGGAGGCAATACAGTTAAAAAGTAAATAACCCACAGGGGAGGGTAACACCTCCCCACAAAATAAACCACATGCAAAACGTAAATTTAACCGGCTGGAAAGAGTGGACTAGAAAGCCTGTAAAAAAAGAGGAGCTTATTAACTGGACAGCTTACGAGAAAGGAAACAGCAGGCTGGTTATGTGGGACAGTTCAGCAGACTTTATAGAGTGCTGGAGGCAGAACGGGGAGAATAAGAGCTGGCAGCATCCGCTCTCAGGCAGGGACAGCAGGAGCTTGTGGGCATACGGTGAAGACTACAAGACGCTAGAGAACACGCTGGAGGCTCTGGAGAATGGGCAGATACTAGACAAGTACATAGATAAAGTAGGGGAGGCAAAGAGCGAACTATTTAAGCATTGCCCACAGCTAGAGAACCTGCAAACTGTAGCCATGAGTAAGCGCAGGAGACGCAAGTACGCAGAGGAGGGGGCAGAGCTGGATATAGACAGGTATATGTGTGCAGACCCCGCTATGTGGGTATCCTGCCCTCCCTCAGAGATACGCAAGAGGAGCGCACGTATCTACATAGACGTATGGGGCACGTGTGGTACTACCTTTCAGACCTTCATAAACAGCATAGTGTTTGCAGCAGCTATGGCAGACATAATAGAGGCAGCAGGCATAACGCTGGAGATAGTGGTAGGGACTACAGCTACAAACTTTTGGGAGGGCAAAGGAGCATGTACTATAGCCTTTCCAGTAAAGCAGGCAAACGAGCCTATGGACATTAGCAAGCTCCTTACATTTGGCATCTCAGGCTTTCTACGTGGCCTGTGCTTTGACACCTACCACGGAATAGACGCAGAAAATTGGGACAGTTCATGCGGTACGTTAATCTATGGGGGGCTAGAGGGAGCTGCCAGCTTAGAACCATTGGAGGCAGACATAGTGATGAAGGGAGGAGATGCTTACACAAACCCTGACAAGGTGCAAATGATAGTGGGAAAGATAAAAACTTTACTTAATATAACTGATTAATTTCGAGTGTTTGAGTGTTTCAGGGGTGGCCTTTTCAGGTCTGCCCCTCTTTTTTTTTTTAAATAGTTTGCAAAAAGTTTGGTGATAACATACAAAGCACTATATTTGCAATACAAACAAACACAGTATGAAAAAAATCACCCTTACCACAGTCAAGAGTTTCTTAAAGAAAAACAAAGGAGCTATCTACATTAACGTAAAGTCTAGCTTTGACGGCATGACAGACGGATGCGAAATGCAGACTAAAGGCTTTAAACTGGCGCAGGCGGCAGAGCAGAACTTTTCAGACACCTTAGGCATAGAGGGTGCATGGTTCGTGGGTAGCAGCCGTGACTACTTTACAGCCTACGAGTGTGGACAGTTTACCGGAATTGAGGTCTATAACTCTTGCGGAAAGTTCATCTTAGCCGTTCAAAAGTAACCACGTGGGCAAGCCTCCTCCAGAGCGGGGAGGTAGCCCTTTAAAAATAGTAACATGAAAAACAAGACACGGATAACCTCCACAGGTGGCAGCTACTTTGACAGCGTTATTGATGACACGGTATTTTTTACCGTGGAGACTAACCCTAGTGGAGACCATGAGTTCCCTAAAGGCGGCACTACGCTATGGATAACCACGTCCGATAGTTGCGGACTAAGGGAAACGCTTTCTGGCAATACCCACTACAAGCACAATGGCTTCCACAATGCCCCACGTGTGAAACCTCTGACCGTTAAGGAGTTAATAAAGGAGCTTTTAAATATTTAAAAATAGTTTGCAAAAAGTTTGTAAAATGTTTGGTAGTTCAAATAAAAGCATTACCTTTACACCATGACACACACAAACACACACAGCAGTAATACTTGCCCTAAATGCGGAGGAGCTGGTACTTTAGACTGGACTAGCCAAGACGGTGGAGTATGTTACAAATGTGAGGGTAAGGGCTATATAGGCGAAATGCCTGCAGGCTTTGTAAAGTGCAGCACTAAGGAAATTAGAGAGGCAGCTAAGGAGCTGGTAAAGGTGGGTGTTTATAACTTAAAACAAAAAGACAGCACGTTTAGGTGTTACCCAACCTATGAAATGGATGCAGATACCATTAAGGAGCTTGTCGAGAGGGGTAAGGTGTTTAGATTCAAGTATAGTAATTATTTTTTAACTGTGCCAGACATGAGCATAACCTTTGGCGGAGATAGTGAGTACTGCTACAACTTAATAGTTGGTGGGGAGTTTTTGGAAATTAAACCAATAAAAAAGTAAACCACACGAGAGCTGCCCACAGGTGTGGCTCTCCTTTAATTAAAAGCAAATGAGAAACGCAGCAGACATAAGAGAAAGGCCTAAGGACATGGTAAGGCTCATTATGAGCAACCACAGGGACGGCACACTAATTACCACAGACATAGCCATAACCCACCTGCTTTACTTTGACGGGGAGCAGGAGGTGTTAGCCCCGCAATGGATGCAGAGAGGGCTACTGCAAAAGTGGATTATAGAGAAAGGAAACAGGCTCTACAGGACGCAGTTAGAGCTAGTTAGTTGGCATGAGATATATTACTAATATGAACAAGGATATAAAGTATAGCCAGCACGAGAGGGTGCAGGCTCAGATACGCAGGCAAGAAAAGCGCCACAAGAAAGAAAGGCAGGCAGCTCTTGCACGGAAAGCAAGAAAGCCTATTTAGCTTTAGGTAGCATTTTTTTTGAGTTTGTTTAGTAGCAGCCCTCCCCTATCCATGGGAGGGCATTCTTTTGCCCTCTCCTCATTTGGCGCAAAGCCCTAGAAAGCATATTTAGGGGTAATGATTCAGCTAACCAAGGGCACTACAGTAGACGTAATAGTGACGGCAACCGAGAAGGTGACGCTTACAGCACCATACTTTCTGTGGGTATTTACAAACCCTGAGACTGATAACACAGTTACGTGGATAGTCTCCAGCGTAGATGACCAAAGCCCTTTCCCTGAGCGGTACAATGACTTTAACATGGACGTGGACGTGGTGTTTTTTATGCAACCTGAGGGGCAATGGCACTACAAGATTTACGAGCAGGATAATGACACCAACACAGACCCCACGCTAGCTACTACCCTTGTAGAGCAGGGTATGCTCATTTTAAACAAGGCAGCAGCCAGCATACGAACTATTAAAAAGTTTGCACCTACAGCAGCCACAATAAAAGTATTTAATGAAACCACAGAGTAAAACAGACACAGTACATGTGCTCCAGTTTGCCGCTAAGGATATACCAGAGTACAAGGAGACCACTAGCGGGGCACGTAAGATAGTAAACTACGGGGCAGATAATAAGTTTCCAGACTACCTGCTAGAGCTTTACAGCAAGTCTCCAAAGCACGGAGCTATAGTAAAAGGCAAGGCCATGTACATAGCTGGCTCAGGCTTTGAGTTTAAGGACAAGCAAAGCGAGGGGCTTAATGAGAGCCTAAAGACAGTAAACAGGTACGGGGAAAGCCTTAACAAGGTAGGCAAAAAGTGCATACTTGATAATGAGATTTTCTATGGCTTTTACCTCCAGATTATCTATGGCAAGGGAGGCAAGGTATCGGACGTGCTCCACGTGGACTACAACAAGATACGGAGCAATGCAGATAACAGCATTTTCTATTATAAAGAAGACTGGAAAAAGACCACAGGAGAGGTAACCCCTTACCCCTGCTTTAATCCTGACAAGCCCACAGGTACACAGATACTATACTACAAAGGCTACAGGGCTGGCATACAGACCTACACTATACCTGACTACCTGAATAGTCAAATGTACATTGAAAGTGACATTTTAGTAGCTGGCCATGTGCTGAACAATGCAAATAGCGGATTTACGGGCAGCAAAATGATTTCCTTCAATGACGGAGAGCCTAGCCCTGATGAGGCAAGAACCATAGAGACTAAGCTAAACGACAAGTTTACTGGCAGCAAAGGCAGCAAGCTGGTGGTGAACTTTTCAGCAAACCCTAACGTAGCCCCCACGGTGCTGGACTTAGGGGCTAGCGATATGTCAAAGGAGAACTTTACCCCTGTAGATGAGCTTATAAGTCAGAATATTTTTACAGGACACCAGATTGTTAGCCCTATGCTTTTTGGGGTACGCGTGGAGGGGCAGCTAGGTGGACGTAATGAAATGAGGGAGGCCTACGAGATATTTAAAAACACTTACATAAATAACAGGCAGCAAGAGGTAGAGGAGGTGTTTAATACAGTACTAGCCCTTAACGGCCTGCCTGAGGTAAGAATTGTGCCAGTAGAGCCAATAGGCTACGAGTTCAGCGAGCAGACCATAGTACAGGTAGCTCCTAAGGCCTATATACTTGAAAAATTGGGCATTAACCCAAATGACTATGCAGAGGACGATGTAGAACCAGAGGCCAAGGACGAGGCTAAGAATGCCCCTGAGCAGGTAGAGGAGGACGAGGACACGGAAGGAGAGGACGTAAAGAGCAAGACTAAAAAAAAAGAAAAGTTTAGCAGTCTAGATGACGAACTAGCCCTTACCTTATTTTCTCAGGTAGGGGAGGACAGTAAAGGCTATTTTAGGTATAGCAGCAAGAAGGTTTGTTTTCATTCAGACGAGGAGTGCAGGGCAGGAGAGATACAGGGCTACAGGCAGGCATTTGCTGAGATAACCATACTAGAGGCTAACATTATTGACCTGCTAAAGAAGGACAAGAGAGCTACCCCTGAGGTTATAGCAAAAGCTCTGGAGGTCTCCCCTGAGCTAGTGCAGAGAGTGTTAAGGACGCTCTCAGACAAGGGAATGATAAAAGTAGGCACGGAGAAAGTGGGAGACGAGAAGACCACCACAAGGGACGTAACAGAGGGAGGCAAGGAGGCTATAAGCAAAAGGACTCCAACGAGCACGGAGGTATTTATTAAATACAGCTACGAAGGTCCTGAGGATGAACGTAATAGAGATTTTTGCGCCCACATGCTAGACCTAGATAAGATATACTCACGTGTAGAAATTGAGCAGATAAGCCAAAGGCTAGGCTACTCAGTTTGGGAGCGCAGAGGGGGATTTTACACTAATTCAGTAACAGGGGAAACCACACCCTACTGCCGCCACTATTGGATGCAGCACATAGTTTTAAAAAGAAAGTAATATGAAACCTATAGCATATTTTTTGAGCGAGGAAACGCTAAAGGAGCGCACAGTAGTTAGTGCCCACGTGGACACAAAGCTACTTAACCAAGCAATTTGGGACGTGCAGGAGAGGGTAATGCAGCCCATACTAGGCACTACACTTTATAACAGGCTGGTAGCTGGCATAGATGCAGAGGACTTAACGGCAGAGGAGACCACCCTACTGGAGGACTACCTGACCAATGCAATGCTTTTTTATGTCATTGCAGAGCTGCCCTACATGTTAGGCTACAAGTTCCACAACAAGAACGTACTAAAGAAGACAGCAGAAAATGCAGAGGCAGCTAGTATGTCAGAGCTTGCAGACGTGATGAAGTACTATATGAACAAAGCAGAGTTTTACGAGCAGAGGGCTATAGTATTTCTAAAAGAGCAGTACAAGCTAGGGATATTCCCTGAGTATGCAGAGTGCTACGACATGCCCCCTAACCAGAGTGGCTACAGGTGTGGCATAGTTCTTTAAAACTTATATATAGCTATATGAAACCACCACCCAAAAAGAAGGGGCAGGTATCTGA